AAGGGTCTGGATGCGACCATTGGATCCTACGTCCAATATGGTCAGCAGGTCCGAGAGCTCTCAACCAATCTTGGGATCTCCACTGAAGAAACCAGCCGATTAATTCAGGTATCGGATGATTTCAAGATCTCGATAGAGGAAGTCCGAACCTCCCTGCAGCTGGCGGCCAAGAATGGTTTTGAACCCTCGGTTGAAAATCTGGCGAAGTTGGCGGATCGACTTAAAGCTATGGAAAGTCCTACCGAGAGGGCGGCCGAACTCTCGAAGATCTTTGGGCGCAATTGGGCGGTTCTTAATCCACTGCTAGCTGAGGGTGGCGATGCTCTTCGAGCGAATGCGGCATCCATTGAAGATAATCTGATTCTCAGTGCGGAATCCGTAGCAAAGACCCGAGAATGGGAACTCGCGTTGGATGAGTGGCAGGACCGGGTAGAGGCCGCCAAGATCGGGGTGGGCTCATTCCTAGTTGAAGGACTCTTACCGTGGTTTCACATTGCCGAAGCCATGCCTGCGCTCATAGAAGATATGGGAGAAAAGCTGGAAGATAGTATTCCTGCCGAGAGTCAAATCGGACGGTGGCTTCGGATGGGTCAGGTGGGACAAAGCGCGGGAGAGGATATATCCGAGGCTTTGGAGGGCATCAGTGAAACGGCTGCAGAAACCATTGAAATGCTGCCCGAACAAATTGACGAAGCCCTCAAGCATCTGGCCTTGCTCGTTCGGACAGACATCCAGGAAGATTTCTTTGATACCCGAGAAGAAATCGCGGGTCTCAATCAAGAACTTGAGGATCTCGGTCAGCAAAGGATTGACGATAAGTTTAAGCTAGAGGCAAAACGGCTTGAAGATTTAGAGCAAGCCAAAGACCATCTGAAAGAACTAAAAGATGACCTACTTCTGGCTAGACTCAGGATGGGTGATTTCACTGATGCCACTAGCGATGCCACCAAGGTGGCCGCTCAGATGGAGATCAGCCAGCTCACGGCTGAGATTAAAGAACAAAGCACGGTGATCCAAGAATTAGGAAGTGTCAGTGTAGAAGAGCTGATCAAACTGGATGCGGAATATGACGAAAGAACTGCGTCCATCAAAGAGAAGATTGAGAGCGTCACCGAGGCTTGGGATGCACAGACCAAGCGAATGATCTTTGATCTGGCACAGCAGCGACTCGCACAAGGCGGATTCACCGAAGAGGAATTGACTGCCTTGAGTAAACTCGCGGGTCCCAGCGGATTGGGCCTTATCGATGAGTCGGCGCAGCGGCTGATCGAGGCGATCGGAGCTTCGGCCTCGGAGATGGATGCGGCCGGGGATCAGTCGGGATTGTTCGTTGAGGATCTCATGAGACTTCAGGAGCAGCTCAACAACGTGGAGGGCGCTGCTCGTGGAATGAATACTGAACTCCGATTGATGCCCGCGAATACTCAGGTGGGAGGGGTCCAAGCCTTCCAGCATGGTGGGAGTTTCGTCGTGGGAGGGCAGGGCGGCCCCGACAGCCAGATGGTCTCCTTCCGGGCAAGTCCCGGAGAACGGGTGACGGTCAGCCCTCAAGTGACCAATAACTTGAGCCTCACGATTCAGTCGATGGCCGATAGCGAGGATCTGGTCGGGCAGTTCGCCATGATGAAGGCTCTGGTAAGCGGGGCTCATTGATGGCACTCTTCAAGATCGTCACTCCCGAAGCGACAACGAATTTGGGTGCGAACCCATCCCTGGAAACCAACACGACAAAATGGTCGGCGGTTGGATCCGGGGCTTCTATTGCCCGCAACAATACCCAAGCCCGCTTCGGCCGGTACTCTCTGGCCGTCACGACTGGCACCTCCGCTCTAGGCGGGGCCTACTATTACACGGCTGGGGCCGGGATTTCTGTTGGGATCTCGACCTCCTATACAGTGAGCGTCTATATCTACAATCCTTCGGATGATGCACGTCTGGCGATCTGGAATAACAGTTCTGTTGAGCTGGGCAATCTTCAGATCCTTGCCTCCGCCCAATGGATGCGAGTGGAAAAAACGATCACGACCGGGACCTCTTCCAGCATCCATGTCCGTGTCACCAATGACAACAGTGGGGTTTCCCAAGTGCTGTATGTCGATGCGGTTCAGGTTGAGCAGAAAACGGCGGCCGGGACGTACTGCGACGGCGATCAGGAGGGGTGTTCCTGGAGCGGAGTCGAGCACGGAAGCACCTCTCTGAGAGAAGCCTTTGGTCCCGGCGGAGCGATTAAGACCTTTGCGGATCTCCATGCCTCGCTCACCGATCTGGATTTCACCGGGATGGGAATGCCGCCGGTCATCGTGAATCAACAGCCGTTCGCCAAGCTCCCGGGCTCGGTCTACGAGGATACCCAAGTCAGGGGCCGGGTAGCTAATCTCGTGGCTTTGGCGAAAGGTGCCTCAACCCTCAACAATCTTCACCAAGTCCGCCAAGCTCTATTGAATGCGGTCAAGCTGGATCGGATCTCGAACCCGGCTCCTTTCCGACTGTATTACACCGCTCCGACAAATCCGGTCTATGCCGATTTCCTCTATGAGGGGGGATTGGAAGAAGGCGATCGAATGGGATTTGCCGAGACCCTTGGATTGCGGCTCTTCGCACCCGATCCTTATTGGTATGAGGATCGGCAGGAAGTCGCGGTGATCGACTATACCTCGGCTCCTAATTGGAACCGGATCATCCGTAGAAAAGACGGGACATGGGCATTCCCTACCGGGACCGGGGCCAATGACTTTGTGCGTGCGATTGCGATTTCTCCCAGCGGGATTGTGTACTTTGGCGGCCCCTTCACTGACTTTGCCGGGGTCTCGAACTCCAAGCGGATTGTCACGCTAGTCAATGATGTGATTACTGCCGTGGGGGCCGGTATTGATAACGGGAATGTTCAGGACATTGCGGTTGGTCCTGACGAAACCGCCTACATCGTCGGGACTTTCACGGCCGTCGATAATGGAACCTCTGCCAACCGAGCCGTGTCTTATACGACGGCAGGCGGTTACGCCCTCATGGGGACCGGACTCAATGGCACAGGCCGAGCCGTGGCCGTAGGGATTGATGGCATTGTCTATGTGGGCGGGGAATTCACCTCACCGGCCACCCGTCTCGCCCAATGGAATGGGAGTGCCTGGTCGGCTGTGGGAACTGGAGCTAACGGCGCGGTACGCACTCTCGCGATCGCGCCGGATGGAAATCTCTTTGTGGGTGGAAGTTTCACCGACTTTAGCGGGGTTACAACCAATCGAGTCGCCAAATGGAATGTCACGACGGCCGCGGCCTCAGCAGTCGGAGGCAATGGTCAGTTGAATGGTCTCTGTGAAGTGCTGGCTTTCAGTCCCGATGGCAAGCTCTATGCCGGAGGAGATTTCACGACAGCTTCAGGAAATACGGTCAATCGAATCGCGGTCTGGGGGGGTTCGGACTGGCTGGCGATGGAGACCGGGGTCTCGGATACGGTCTACGCTTTCGCCTGGGTGGATGGGCAGCTCTGGCTGGGTGGAGCTTTTCTAACCGCCACCGGGGGATTGGAGATGTCCAACCTCGGGATTTGGAATGGATCCACCTTCGTGAAGACCGACATCGATCTCCCCAACACCGGCTTTGGGGGAACGAATCCGATCGTTCTCTCCTTGGGTAGCATCGGAAAGACCGTCTATGCCGGTCATTACGGAACGGGGGCGGCAGAAGCGGGAGACAAGACGACGATCAGCAATATCGGGACGGCTGCCGCTTACCCAATCGTGACCTTCACGGGACCCGGCACACTGATTTGGCTTGAGAATGCCACCTCGGGAGACAGACTGTATTTCAATTTAGAAGCTCAGGAGGGCGAGGAAATCACGATCGATTTCCGACCTCAGAAGAAATCTATCACCAGCAATTGGAGGCAGTACGCGCTGCAGCCCAAGCGGGGATCTGATTTCGGGACCTTCCGATTGCTGCCAGGCAGTAATGACATCATCGCTTATATCGCCGAAGAGACGGGAGACACTACCCTGCATTTCCGATGGCAGATAACCCATTGGTCGATTGATGGCGGCGGTGCATGACCCATGAGATTTGGCTGGCGCAGCCGGATGGAGAACCTATCCTACTCTTGGAAAACTACACCCTGCTGCGCTATACCCGGTCAGTCAATGGTCAAGGCTGGGTGCAGCTCCACCTTCCCCATGACTTCGATCTATCGGTCCTGGAGCTGGATCGATTGATCGAGATCTGGCGCTCTCCGCCGGGAGGTCATTTACAATGGCAGATGACCGGCTTCCTGAGACGCTGGGGGGCCGAGACCCTGCGAGGCCAAACCCATGTTTTTATTGAAGGGCCGGGGCAAAATCACATCATCGATAATCGGATCGTGGCCTATCTTGGAGGACAAGCTGAGACCGAAAAGTCGGGATTGGCAGATGATGTCATGAAGGCTTTGGTGCGCGAGAATGTGGCGCCCAGTTCAGGTAATGATCCGTATGGCCGTTCGAGAGTCCAGGCCAATTTCACGGTCGCGGCCGATGTGGGTGCCGGGCCTCAGTATGATGGAGACTTTCAATGGCAGGCCCTTCCCGATGCCCTGCAGGACATCTCCGATCACGCCTATGCACAGGGGATCCCAACCTACTGGGACGTAGTACAGATCTCGCCCGGCAATTTCCAGTTCCGGACCTTTGTCAACCAGCGGGGCATCGATCGGACGATAGATCCAGTGGCCCTCACCTTCGGCCAGGAATTCGGGAACATGACCGATCCTCGATGGGAAGAAGATTGGACAGAAGAGCGGAACATCATTTACGGAGGAGGACAGGGGGAAGGCCAGGATCGGGTGATCGATCCTGAAAAGGATGTGGGCCGGATCTTCCGGACGATCTGGAATCGTAGGGAGGGGTTTCAGGATGCTCGGGGAGAAAAGACCGTCCTGGGGGTTGCCAAGAAAGCCTTTGCCCGTTTGGTTTCCAGCCGGCCACGAAGACGCCTGAGCGGAAGATTGTTATCGGTCCCCGGCAGTCTCTACGACGTGCATTGGGGACTCGGCGACAAGGTTCCGGCGACTGCCTTTGGATTTCAGTTCGAAGGCTTTGTCCAGTCCATCACGATTACCTTGCGAGGAAAAGACCGCGAAGAAATCGATGCCGGGATCGAGGCGGAATATGTCAACCTCGGATAAGGATCTGAGAAGACTCATTGAAAACCTGGAAAATCATGAGGGCCGCTTGCGTCGGTTGGAGACGCAGGAAATTGGTGTAGGTGTTGGCGGTATCTGGACTCTGATCGAACATAAACTGTTGGGGTCCGATGTAGTTAGCGTAAGTTTCACTAGCATCCCCAGCACCTATAAACATTTAGCTCTATTCAGCACTTGTCAGCAAGACAGCGCCACACTTTCAAACGTGCCAATTCACATGCGGATCAACGCGGATTCCGGGTCCAATTATCTTTGGGATACGATCCACAGTTCAGATAGTGGTGGACATCCTGTCACGACAATTGATGATTCCTCCATCGCAACGAATGACCACTGGCGTTATATGTTTGCTTCCTACGACGCTGCTGACAAAGCCGGTTCCGCGTTAACGATATTTCCGCATTACAGTAGCACTATCTTCGAAAAAAATATGTTCAGCTTGGCGTTCAATCTGGCGGCTGCTATTGGAAGTCAGGTAGTAGGAATCTTTGGTTGCGTCTGGGAGGATACCGTGGCAATCAATGAGATCGGGGTTGGGTTTTTCTCTCCGGCCACTCTGAATCTGAAAACGAATTCTCAGTTTACGCTCTACGGAATCAACTGATGAGAGCCGCCCTAGTCGATACGAGTCGGTATCAAGGCATGCTCGATGCCGCGAAGATCAAGGCCGCGGGCTTCTGTGGGATCGTCTCCCGTTGCACGATCGGGTTCTCGGAGGACGGTTCCGCCGTGGGGCGATCACTCGACTTCTATCACAACAGCCAAAAGCAAGCCCGAGACAACGGCATGATCTTCGGGGCCTATCATGTCCTGTGGCCAGCCAACAAGAATCCTATCCGTGAAGCGGATCATTTCCTGGCTCGCTGCGGTCCGGTCGATCTGGCGGTTCTGGATGTCGAGCTCGACCACGGGTTGACGAAAGCCGCGATCCAGGCCCAGGCTAAGGTCTGGCTAGACCGTGTAGCTGTCGCCCTCGGAAAGCGCGTATTTGTGTACTCAGCCAGTTGGTGGTGGACAGTGGCGGCTGGCTGGGAGAAAGAGAATACCTATCCGCTCTCGGAGGCGGAGTACATCGTGAGCGCCCCCCGGGGCGGGATCACGAAAAGCCAGCAACCAGAAGCCCCCAAGGACCCCGCCTCACTCGCGAAGGGCTGGGACCAATGGGCTATATGGCAATGGACTAGCGGAGGCAAGCCGGTCGGGGTACAGTCAGAGTCGTTAGACTACAACGTGGCGAATGCGACGGAAGAGCAACTGCGAGTATTCCTTGGCTTGGAACTGCCACTGCCGACGCTTGAAGCGAGGGTGATAAAACTCGAGACTGAGGCCCGGGCGCACGGGTGGGTGATCTAATGGATCCGAACCTCGCTTTGAACCCATACTTCCAGGTAGGAATGGTGGGTGCCTTCATGGCCTTCACCCTGACCCTGGCCGGGTTCTTTGTCCGCCACATGAGCGGCAGAGACCGAGAGGCAAGAAGCGAGCGCGTCGATCGGGACAAGGATTGGCGTGAATTCCTCATTCAAGAAAGAGACACTCGGCGGGACGATAGTGAGCGGATCGTTCAACAGCTTGGGGTTAATACAAATCAGCTGGCAAAAGTGGCCGAGATCCTCACGCGGCATGACGAGAGTACCCGAGCCGCCGCCGCTAAGATCATGGCCGCGGAAGCCGTGAGGATGGTTCAGGAAGAGAAGACGTAGGCATGATCCGATGAGAACCTCACTCTCCTGTTGATCCGCTGGTTCACCGCCCCGCTGCTGGCCGCTTGCTTCGTGCTCGCCTTTTCTTTCGCCTGTGGGCCAGGGCCCGAGACCGAAACCCCGACCGTGGAGCCGACACCGATCCCGCTTCCTACGATCCCCAACTATCCCACCCCGTTCACCGTTCAGCGGGAGCCGGTTTTCAACGAGCCGATCGTAGACCGCACGAACTGGCTGATCCTGGGCGGGGATTTTCGAGCGCACCGGGTGGGTACCGGCTGGGGCAACAAGACGGATGTCATCATCCTGATCTCGATCCTGGAAACTGATCCGTTAGACATCGCAGTCATCCAGTTCCCGCGCAATCTCTACGTCCCGGTCCGGGGCTTGGAGGATCAATGGCTGTTCGCGGTCTGGGGTCGGGATGGATGGGTTGGCCTGAACCTCTATTTCCGGGAGGTCTTTGGGGTCGCGCTCGACGGCATCTTCTATACCGACATGGACCGCTTCGAGATCTTCATTGATGACTTGGGCGGGATCGCGCCGGTCGGTTCACAGCGATTGACCGGAGCCGAGACGCTGGTCTACCTGAGAGACAACCACGCGAACTGGGAGCTCGGGAGCTACGATGCCGAGCAGCGGGGCTTCCGGGTCCTGAATGCGATCTGGGGCCGGGGTTTCGAGTACGTCACAAGCGATCCGATCAGCGCGGCCGGCCTCGTGCTCTCCCGCTGGGGGCCGCTCCTACAGACGGACCTCGATAGCCTGCGGGACTTCTATGCCCTGGCCGAACTCGCCTATCGGGTGAAAACGACGGATCAGATCATGCGCTTCATCCAACTGGAGGAGCCGTACATTCTGCGCGGGGAGACTCCGCTGGGTATCCGAGGCATGGTGCCGAGCTATGACCTTGAACTCTGGATGATTGACTGCGTGTTCGATCAGATCTGCGAGGCCGATCCGTGAAAGGCGAATGGTTGCTGCCCATCGGATTCGTATTGGGCGCCTGCGGCCTGGCGACCGTGATCCTGTTGATGATCGATGAGGTTCTATTCGGAGGCGTGCTTGAATTTCGATGACCGGCACTTTGAGGTCGCGAGCTCCTGTTAGCTCGCGGAATGTCCGGCCTACTGCTGGCGTTCAGCCTGATATTCTTCCCTCTACAATCACCAGCCCAAGAGAAATCCCCTCCCGAATGGCTGATCCGGAATGTGATCCGTTGGTTGCCGCTCGTCGAGCGCTGGTATTCCGAGTTTCCAGAGCTCGATCCGGCTTGGGTCCTCGGCATGATCGCTCAGGAGAGCCAGGGCTTCCCGCACGTCTCCGATGTCACCGGGTCTCACGCGATCGGACTCATGCAGATCATTCCGCGGTCCTGGACCGGAACCCGGACGCAGCTGCAGGATCCGGGATTCAATCTGTACGTCGGGATGCGGATGCTATCGGCTACGCTCAAGCAAACCGACGGCGATCTGCGCCGGAGCCTCGGAGCCTACAATTGCGGGTTCGTAGGACTTGACGCGGGGCGCTGCGGCCGCTATGGTGGGTATGCGTATGCGGATCGGATCATTGGGTATTGGGTGCCGGTCTTCCGCATGCGGCTTTCCGGAGAGGCGTTCACTCCCGACCGTGTAGGGGATTGGCTCGCGACGCTGGGGTATCGGTGGGGTTTAGGAAAATGGCACAAACAGGAGGTAGAATATCGAGAACGCTTCTTGCGATTGGTTTGGGGACATCCGATTCGAATGGAATAGGAATAAGAATAGGAGAGAAACATGGAACTTGATCCTGGACAACTTGCACTTCTTGGTATCGTGGCCTCGGCGATCTCGGCCATCCTGCGCTTTGTCGCTGGCAGGTTAGGCTTTGAGGTCCCGAGCAACTATGCCAAGATCCTGGTGTTCGTCGTGGCCCTGGTCGCGACGGTGATCTGGGTGAAGCCGAGCGTGGAGTTTTCCGCCGATCCGCTGGAGTTCGCCTCAAACCTAGTGGCCGCCGCGGTCGCGGTCATGGGTTCAGCTCGGGCGTCCTACGAGGTACTATTGGGACGCTTGGGACTGAACAAGCTGGCCTGATCCTGAAGTCTTCCTCCTCCTCAGATCGGCGCACGGGGCCAGTCATACGGACTGGCCCTTGTGCTTAACCTCGCATCCAAGAATAGAGTAACCAGGCCACGCTCAGGCCGACCGCGAGCAAAAAGAGTTTAGCGGGAAAGTTCATGGTTCATTCTCCTGGTCCTGCTCAAGTTGTTTATTGGCGACGAATGTGCCGGCTGGTGTTCGCACCTGCCGCACATAGGTTACTTGTGAGTCTTGATCAAGTCCAAGTGCTTGTCGGATGTCCTTGCGCTTCGGTTCATAATCGGGATCGTTTGCATAGCGCCAAGCGGTTCGGGCCGGGATTCCGAGAACCCGCCCAACTTTGCGCCATGATTTGAGGTCATGGTGCATTTCCCGTAATTGGCTCCGTGTAATCATACGTTGCGTTACAAAGCGTTACACTCGCTTTGGCTGGGCTTGCTGGACTTCAGATCGTAATTCAATGAGCCAGCAACCGCCAGGGATTGACGGATCCTCCTCCACGCCCTTGATCGTGGGCGGTCGGCCGAACACTTTTCCGGTCAGGTTATCTGCTCCATGCCGGGCCCGAATCTGCTCCCATGCTTGGATGAGCTCCTCGCCGTCGCCGGTGCGGAACTGGTAGAGCATGCCGTAGCGATCCTTGCGAGCGTAGATCATAGGCCCAATTCCTTAGCCCGCGCAATCCCGTTTCCGATCCGCATTGTCAGCAACCAATCGGGCTTCGGGGGATAGCGCAGAGCGGCGCCGCTCGTGACCGAGGCTTTGAGAGTCCGGGGCTCGACCTCGATCAATCCGCAGCCCTCAGGAAGCTCGGCCGGCAGGGTCATTCCCGCTGGACTGGCAAAATAGAACCTGGCTGAGATCGCCATGATCGGGGCTCGCTTCATCGGGTCCTTGAGCTCGGCCAGCCAATCGCTACGGCTGACCTTGACTTCTACGGCCGTCATTCCCTCGCTGCCCATGAGGAACACCGCATCGGCGTAGGATGGATTGCCGCTCGGGCCGATCGCGACTTCAACACTCATCGGCATTTCCGGCCACAGCTTCCGCAGGGATTTAAGTACATCATGGGCCGTCATCCCCTTGGGTTCGCGGAGCAGATCCTCGGGATTGATCCCGCCCGCGGCCTGGATGCCGGCCTCGGTCAACGTCCACTTGGAGCCGGTCGGGTCCTGGAGCTGCACATAGTCCAGGGCGATGAGCGCCCGCCAGGTCGCGGCCCGGATCGTGCCGGCTCGAGATTTGGCGCGCCCGTTTACCCAACGCGGCCCGATCGATCGCCACTCATTGCGCTGGAAATAGACCTCGCTGCCACGAGCCATCTCTATGAGGATGCTACCCTGGGCGGGCGTGGGCCTAGCGGACTTGTTCGGTTTCATTTTGATTGAAGATTTGAACAGAGGAGAGTACCTCGTTTCCCCATCGTTCCCATCCCGCTCTCTCGTGCCTCGCAAACAGTTCCAGATAGCGCCGTCCGGGATACAACCGTTCGATCTTCTCATACTGATCGTCCGGTTTGCGGCTATGTTCTCGTACTGGCGTATAGATCAATTCCGATACCGATCGGTCGTCGGGCGGCATGGATCCGCGCACTCCCAACAGACACGGCTCCGTGTTCCTGCGCGTGTACCTGCCCATCCCGAAGTGAAACCCTAACCCCGACTTATGCGCCTTCACCCACAGAAACCCGATCGTCACGTAGCGGAACCCCCACGCCTCGATCACATCAATCGCGGCGAACAGTTTGAACCACGGCACCCATAAGAACAGTGCCGCGTCCTCGGCTGCCAGATCCTTGACTGGCAACGCTGCGATCTGGACGCTAGTCATGGTCGGATAGTACGCTTCGCCTGCGCCGCGCTTGTTCGACGTCTTCGTATTCCAGACTTCGTACATCCAAGGCGGATCTGCGAGTATTACGTCGAATTTCATGCTGCATCAGATCGCAGCCTGGGCGATCATGTCTCTTCATCCAGGGGTTGACAATACGGCAACGCCCCGACCAGCCACAGGAGCAGCAGGGCGAGGGCGGTCATCTAATCTCTTGGAGATGACATCGACGACAAAGTGCGATGACTTCTAGGGGTTTTGAATAATCAGGATGATGATATTGTTGCGCTGCTTTACCACATCGACAGGGAAGAGTATTCGCCTTCGCCAGTCTGCCATCTCGGACTGCATTGCTCACAGCATGCCGTGCTCGCGTCTCCGTTATATGGATTAGATTGTAGTTTCGTCTCCAGAGGGCTATTCGATCTCGATGTTTGATTCGAAATCGCCGAGCGCTTTTTTTCACGCGCTCGGGCTGTCGCCGCTTGTATCGCTGCATGTTTGTTAATCCGTCATCTATCGCTTTGCTCATGTCTACTCCTCTCTAAGATTGGGCGGGCCGGGCTCAGCCTCTCAGCGCAAATCATGGATCAATATCCTCTGGATCAGGCTCGGCCGTGTGAACTAGGCTGTTCTCTTGGGTTTGGCTGTATGCCCATCTCATCAGGTCCATTACAGAGCTATTGCTTGGTAGGCGCTGAGAATGCCCGATCCAATCTGCGACGAGCTCATCAAGCATCGCATGTAATTCCACGTGTCTTTTGAGATGTTCCTGTTTGTTCATTTCCTATCGTGCTTTCTGCCGCAGCTCGTCCGATTCGGCCGCGCCAGATAACGACACGGCCTCCCGTTCATTACTCCGCCCTCACACAAATCCCGCACCTGATCCTTACCGGCACCCGCCGCGACGTACTCGGCGTTGACCCGAATCCATTCCGCCACATGCGGCTGGACCGGGCCGGTGTAGGTGTACTCAAACTGGCGGGGCTTAATGCGGAGACTCATGGCGCGCCACTTCTTGGTGCCGGCGTTTTCTGTCATGGTTTCAGAATGACGTCGAATGTGCCATATAACACGCCTACCGCACCAATCACGCGCCGGCGAGCATCATCGTTGGGAAGCTGTGCTAGTATCCGCACGAGCGTTCGCTTCGCCTGAAGAACTTCCTGATCGTGCTTCAGATCCTTGCGCATGAGGACGATCGTTGTATCAGTCATGCTTTCTCCTTTTTGCTAGACGGTTCAACTCGGCTGGTTCCTGACCCTTCGGCTTAATCATCCACGTCTTTCCCCGCTTCCAGTAACTATTCCGGCCGCCGGGAAATCTTACGGCCATCCAATCTTCAATGATCCCTGTCGGACCGGAATCAGTAGCACCGTTCTGCATCACCTCAACTGTGAAGTGCGGCCGCCATCCTAAGTTGCGCCATTTTCTCCAGAGCGTGAACGAGATATTTTTGTGCTTACTCATGTCTCCCTCCTTCGGTTTCATCCCTCAGCCTGAGCCAGAGACAGGCAATGCTTACATACGCCTTTCCCCAGAGACCACGGCGCGTTGATGCTGCGATCAAACGGATGTTTAATTCCACAGAGAGCGGCCGATAGCGGAGTTCCATCTCGTCGGTATTGCTGGATGTGCATGCGTTGCCGGTTCTTTCCTGCGACCCAGATGTAAGTCATTGCTGCTGTTTCTCCTTTCGGAATTGATCCGCCTTGGGACAACTGCTGTGATGGGGAACGTACACCGACACCGAATGCGCTTTCCCGGCCTTGTCCAGCCAGATGCGACGCTCGGGTTTAATGTCGAGCGGCATGAACTTTCCGCTCGCGGCCGTCTTAACAAAGAAGATCGGCGCGGCGCAGGCTTTGCACTTCTGGGCGGCGATAGGCGGGATCACTTAGATTCGGATTCCTTGATGAGATCCAGTACGTCGGGGTCGGGTTCTGCGGTGCCAATTGCCAGCCGAAACGCTGCCTGCGCATCCTCGGATAGCACATCAAGAATTGTCTCGCTGTCGAGTGCCACGACAAGCGCAGCAAGGCGTGGGCGTTCAATGCCCAGCTGCCGCACCGCCTTTCGGAGCAGGGCGAGTTCGGATTCGAGGACGGTGGCCCGTTCAGAATATGTCCGCATCTCGCCAGCGGTCATCATGAAGGATTGACCATCAAAGGCATCGGCGTCCAAAAGCAGATCCTCGCTGAGTTTGTTCTCGCTCATGCCGTCCTACCTCCCTGCGGTCTCATCCGAGTTACTTCGCGTTGGCCTCTTCGATCTTCTCAAGCATCAACGCCAAAGTTCGGGCCTGTATTAGGCTGATTGCCGTCAAGACCGCGAGAATCGTAGCGATCGGGCTGAGTGGGTTGTTGTCTGGAATTGCTGTAGCTGGAATTGCTGTAACAAGCAATCCCGGATTCGTGTTGTCGCGGATCCCGTCGAGTGCTTCATGGATTTCCTTTGCCGTCTTCATCATTTTCCTTTTCCTTTTCTTGGCCCGCAGGCGCGACTATCTTCACCTATCGGAGCCACGAGGCTTCGCTCAAGCGGTCCCGGATGCCCTATCCGACCTCGCTGGCCTCTTCTCTCCGACTTGGGGCGTGTCGCTGATGTGTTGCCGGTCGCTCCCACTATCCCGCTCCTTGTGGACTCTGGGGTTGTCGGGTGCTTTGATGAATGGGCGGGCCGGGCGCTACTCCGGCTCTGTCGGTCTTTCGGCACCCGGATTGCTTGGCGCATTACGGGTTTGACCTGGCCGACTGGTCCTCCGTTTTGTAGCCGCTATAGACCACATCGTTGGCCTGCCAGACCGCTGATGTGTGCGTGTCTGCTTTCCACGCCGCCGCCCATTCTTTTCGCCACGTTCATAACACGCTGACCAAGCGCAGTTTCGAGTCGTTCACTACTTTGAAACAGCGACACCGCTGGCGAGGCGGCATCGCTGCCACCTCTAAAGGTGTCTGTTAAGTTCGAAAAACCAATAGATGAATCGAAAATCCAGTGTCTTGAGATCGAACCATTCCCCTTGAATGTTCCGATCCCCGAGTGCTTGGTGGACTTTGATTTCATCACGGAAAATGTCATCGGAATCATATTGAGCGATTAGTTCTGGATCAATTCCCAGCTCTGATTTAAGCGTTTGAAAGCGGCTTTCCCAATTGGCTGTGACACCAATTTTGTATCTTCTGTTTTCTGGATTACGGATGACATAGAGAATTCCTGCTTTCGGCTTACGGCCGAGTATCTGGTGTACTCGTTGTCTGCTGATCTGAAATGATTCCGCAATCTCTTGGAATGTCGCGCCCGCGTTAAACGACTGATGCACACTGAGGGAGTGAGCTGCGGTTGTGGGCAAGAGACTTTGGTAAGTCTCCGCAGCCACACCCTCTCGGTGTGCATCAATGAACGCGCGGCTTGCGCGCTTTCTCTTGCCCACAGTCCCATCATACTACACTTTTCCCACACGCCAAGCTAGCGCCAGTAGTGGGAAGACTTCAGCGGTTGCACGCCAAGGATGGGGGCCGCGTAGTCCCAGAACCAATTATTCTGCGCGGGGAACCAACTGGTTGCCCTGAAATCGTGCGGATACGCGGCCAATGCCTGTGTGAGTAGTGCTCTCTCTTGTTCTAGTTCCTCAATCCTTCGCTGCAATTTGTTCTTTCTCATTTCGCTCTCCTTTCGTTCGATTGTTTTCGGCCAGCCAACATCTGGAGCATCCCCTCTGAAAAGTTCTTCACGAACTGCTTGAAGTCATCATCGCTTGGGTCCCAGGCCATCGCCCTCACGGTCCGCCAGGGATTGCGGGCCCTCTTGATCCGCAGGTCAGTTACGGACAGGACGGAATAGAGGCCGATGGGAATCGGGATTTCAGGCACAAGATCACGCGGCTCGCTAGGCATTGGTTTCCTCCCACTCGTTCATCTTGGGCGGAGATGGTCCGGCAGTTCATTCACTAGGCGATCGCAATAATGTCCATTCTCTACAGCGACGTCATGCTTGCGGATTACAGCCAGGAGCGCATCGGCGTCGGCCAGAAGTCTCTTGCCTTCCGCCACCAGAAATCCCATGATCGGATCGGGAATCAGGGATTGCGCGGGCATGACTGATAGCGTGTGCCTGATACTTTGCCAAGGGTCACTCATCGTAGAAACTCCTCAAAGGACTTCTGCTTCCGCCTTCCGTTTGAGGCTGGCCCGAAGATTACGCCAAGGAATGACAGCAATTAGCCCGTGACCTTCCCAATAAACGGCGATGCCGCCTCTTTGTTCGTAGTACCAGCAATCGGGGCTGATGTTGATCGGATGAAGGTTGAGACCATCATC